GATTTAAGTTGTAGTTCAAAATTAGATGTTAGAGTTAATTTAGAACCTTGATCTGCAGTTCCTACAACTCCAGATTGTGCAGTTCTAAGCTCAAGACTTGTTACATTACTTGATGCACTAAAATCCCCTTCAGATATTGCTTGTATTCTTGCAGCTGCAGTTACTGCATCTACACCTGCATCCTCATCAGGTGCTTGAAATAAAATTCTACCTAACACATCATCTTCAGCAATATCTGTATCACCTGTTTGTAATGTTAGTGTTGGAAATTTATCATCACCACTTGCGTCGTGTTTTAAAATTAAACCATTATCAGCACTATGCGTTAATTTAATTTCACTATCAGCACCAAAACCTAAAATTGCACCATCACTGTTAAGTTTTAGATCATTGCTTATCTCAACTGCTGTAGAGGCATCAATATCAACTATAGGAGAGGTTAAGACCATTTTTGTATCGCTATCTATGTCAAGCTGTCCATCAGTAGATGAATTAATAAATATAGCACTATCTCTAAGCTGTATTTTTTTATCAGTTGGTACACTTAAACCTAATGTAAAAGGTATCATCGCTGTAAGTGTCTGTGTTCCATCTTTGAGAATACAGGTTGTTAAACCAGTAGCAATACCATCAAATTCAGCATCAGTCCTGCTTGCAGATATCTTAATTCCTGCATCTCTGTCTGTTGTCCAATCATGTACTCTTGAGAATGTTCCTGATGAAAACGGCATTAAATCGGCCCTCCTGGTAATATATGATAATTAGCACTGACAAAACTAATTGCCTGTGTACTAGATGATATTTTTATTCTTAATGAAATTGATCTGCCCATCTTGTTTGTAACTTTACGTCTTTGTGTAATGGCACTGCCTTCAGCATCTGCCCAGTGTTCTTCATCCCACTCGGCTTCATCCCATGAGGCTAGGTCAGTTGTAAATTGTGCAGGTGTCAGATCAAGCAGGGTTGTTGGTTCATGGTCAACTGCTACACCAAACGAAAAGCTTATATTACTTACAACACCTTCTAACATTGGTGCTACTGATGAAAACTTTTTAAGACTGCCTCTGTCACCAAAATAATTAAATGAAGTTGCTACGTCACCGACAATAGCATCAGTGCCATCAGCATTGCCTGTTATCTTGAAAACTGTACCAGATGCACCGCCAAAGAATACATCATTGTTAAACTGCCCCCAGACCCTAGCAGGTATGTTTTGAAACAAACACCAGGCGTTGATAATAGGGTTAAATACAAACTGATTAAATGGGTCTGTAGCATTTCCTGTAGGAAAATTGATAAATATTTTATCACCTTTTGGATCTATAAATATTTGCCACCCTGTTGATGTTCTTGTCTCTTTAACTTGTGCAATAATATCGCCTCTTATCTTTTCAGATAATGCGGCAGCCTGCGTTCCTATTCTGTCTCTGTTGAATACCTTTGATAATGCCACAACACCTTCTGATGTTATGACAGCTACATCACCGCCAAACTTTGCTGCACCCCTTATTTCATTGACTGGCTCTGCAATTCTAAATGAACCATTTAAAGAAAAGCCAGAACTAGGATTGTCACCTGAATAAACAAGTACAATTCCAGAATCCATAATAAAGGCAATAAGATCATCTGTACCCTCACCACCATCTATTGTGAGTGTTTTTATCTGGATAAGATTGCCGCCAATATCATCGACAAGACCTAAATTAAAAACTGTAAAGTTGCCTTGAAACGTATCGACTGTGGCTGAGTAATAAAACTTTTGCTCATCTGCCCTAAAATAGTAAACACGATTTTTGTGTACATGGACACCTTTTAGACTATCTGCACTTGTACTGTCTGATAATGTTATCGAGAGGTTTGACGCTGATGAACCATCCCATGCAAAAGGTGTATCAGTACCATTGACAAATAATGTTCTTCCATTAAATGCTGCTGTCTGAAATCTGCCATTTGACAGACCTGTTTTCTTTGATACAGCAGAGCCAGTATTGATCTGATATAAAACACCATCTGAACCAACTGCTAATAGTTGCCTATTACTTCCTGCATTATGTTCAATCAGTGTTTCTACATCTCCTGAACCAATACCTGTGCAGAATGAACTAAACCCATCTCTGAGAGTTATCTTGCCCACTGTAGGAAACATATTAGTCAATGTTATTGCATCTAATGGCTGCATATTATCAACAGAGTCACGACTGTTTAAACCGCCAATAGGAGCAGGAACTGATGTAGATTTTACCTTAAATCTGTTAGCTGTTCTAAGTGGTTGCAACATTAACTAAGGCCGTAATTACCATCAGATTGATATGGGCCTACAATTAGTTTTCTTGCATCATCTAACTGTAGTACAGGTGAAGAGCCATTTCTTGCTACAGCTTGTCTTACCTCTAACTGATATTGTTTATAATCTTCACCATATTCTAATCCATGTGCTGCTTTGAAACGCCATGTAATACCCATTTCCATAGTTGTTTCATCCAATATGCCTGTATCTGTGTCAGCCGTCCATACAGCCTGTCCACTACCACCAGATGACTGACAGAACTGTGTTGATACATATTCAAAGCCAATAGTCTGTGTTGATGATGGTGTAGGGTCTAGTTCAAACTTTAAAGCATTTGATGCAGCTTTTAATCTAAACTTTTCTGTTGTACCTGTCGTAGCCATACCATGATTGACTAACTGATATTCTGAACTGCTTATTGGGCCAGTGAGTATATCATTATCTGATCTGTTATATGATGTTTCTAAAACCAATCTGTCAAAATCACTTGGCAAAGCATAAGCGGCTGTACCGTTAGATGTAGAAAATGTGTGTTCTTTTTTAAGTATTGCCCAATCAGATACACGCATCAACTGCTTACCTTCTCTTTGTGCAAGTGCTAAAAGCTGTCTCGCTATTGGGTCTGTATTAGATATAACAGATGTTGGTCTTTCAAAGCCTGTGAAATCAGCAACATTCTGGCACATACTTAAAAGTGTCATTTTTTAATCTTCTTTTTTTTCTGTTTTGTTTTTAGAATTTGATTTTTTGTTTTGTTCGGCTTTGACAATAAGATTGGCAATTTCTTGTAATGTAACATAGATTTTACCCATGCTTTCCAATACTGTAGTTTTTGCATTAGCCAAATCTTTAACTGTTTTAATGCCTTTAAGTTCAAGTTCAATTCTATGATCCTCTGCTAATCCTGGTAATTTTCTTGATAATTCTGGTAATCCACTTGTTTGGTCTGGTAAATTTTTATCTTTTCTTTTTTGATATTCTGCCCATTCTTTTGGGAAGCGTTGTACATCTGTTGCTCTGACAGGTGTCTCTAAAATATCTCTTGTATCTGTTACAGGTATTCTTGCAAAATCTCGCATCTCACCATTAAACATTTTTTTATAAAACTGTACTTTCAATTTAAACTCCATAAAGTTAGTAGAAGGGGCAAGTTTCCCTGCCCCTCATAATTTTTTTAATAAGGAAACATACAAATTATTTCTTTATCTGAAATATCTCCTGCAATCGCACAGATATTATCAGTAAAACTTGCAGCAACATCGAGTGTTTTATCACCTGCTCCAGTAGGTGTTAAAGGATCGCCATCCGCACCTGCCGTCAAAGCTACTGACAATGTTGCAGGGCCTCTAATTTGAATCCAACCAAAATCACCTGCGGCAACTGTTGTTTGGAATACTCCTGCACCAATTTCTACTCCACCAGAGACATCAACAGTGACTCGGTTTAATCTGTAACCATCGACTGTCCAATAATAACAAACATTACCTGCCTCTGATGTAAAACCAAAACCATAATTCTGAACCCATTTATACAGTTTTGTTGGTTGTCCTATTACTGCTCCAAGCTGACCCAACCTAAATGATTCAGATGTTGCATTAACAAAACCTCCATCGTGAGTGGAAGTAAAAGTTGGATCAATACCTAAAACTGGTATTATACTCATGGCTGTTCCCCTTTATCAGTCTGGAAATGTGCAGACAATTTCCTTATCTGAGATGTCTCCTGCGATTGCACAGACATTATCAGTAGCAGAAGCACTTACATCAAGTGTACCATCAGCCGAACCTGTGGGCGTTAATGGATCACCATCTGCTCCTGCGGTTAATGCAATAGTCAAAGTGGCTGCACCTCTAATCTGTATCCAACCAAATTGTCCATCAGTCATTACAGCTTGTAGAACACCTGCTCCAATCTCGATTGAATCAGAGAGATCACTCG